CAAAAATATAAATACCTTAAAGCACATTCCACATTAACTTGTGTGCACTCCAATGGTGTCATAAATTTTGAGTTTGTTATCCAGATCATCATGTTCTCTATAGACTTAAGATTTAAGATGGGTTTTATTTCTAATCCCTCAAACCTAAAACCACGTTGCATAAACGTGGTATCTTCCAAGTCTTTAAATACTGATGTGTGATCCTTCTTTTCTGACGTAGCTGTTAAACCAATAATTTTAGCTTCCGCAATGATTTTCTCACCGCTAAGAAATTCTAAAAATTCTTCAGGTACTGCAAATATATTATCATCACCCATTACAAATTCCTTTGTATTGTGGCTCCATATTTTACAATCCCTTTTGTTTATTGGTGCTAGTCTCATCCAGTAATACCGTAACAAAATTTTAGAAATTAAATTATTCATAACCATAGTTAATGCATTACCAGATGGGTTTCCTTTGAACTTTAAGTATACATCTCTTCTGACCAAGATGTATGTATATACTATTTCATTGAATAGTACATACCTCACCATTTTATCTTCATCTGATCCGTTATACCACGCTTCTATTATTTGGAGAGCTCCAAATATAAGTTGTGCTGATAGCGAACCATCAAACCATGTGTAATCTAAAGCTCCTACTTTCCTGTTTATTCCTAACAATTCATATGCTAGTAAACTCCATGCTCCGCTTTCCGGGTTAAACCCAGCAGCTGTTCCTAATCGTAAATTATTTCTAAAAACGAAAGAAGAAAAAGCTCCAGTGTACTTGCGCAGCAATAGAGTAAAGTCCATTGGTGGACTTTGAAATAAACGAGTATTTCCAGTTTCGACCTTTGCAAGGCCTAAAGTTTCATCCTTTAACGTTGCCGTCCAAAGACTAGGTACTCTTACACCTTTTTTTGCCATTTCCTCTCGATACGAAACCACAGTTCTCATGTGATCATTTCGAAAAGTCCAGTGGTCATCCAGCTCAAGATAAGTTTCCTTACCTGCGAGCGAGGGTAGACCATGTTCCTTCTTATACCAACTAGCTCCATAAGGATAACCCGCACTTGAATGCGGATCAACCCTTGGGAGATTGTCAAATCCATTCAACATTTCATACTCATTTAATACTTTTCGTGGGTACGATATATCAAATGAATGCTGATCTATTAAATCCTGAACTATTTCAGTTAGTAATTCAGATTCGAACTCTTTTCTTAAGCCTGTATACTTGTCTTGTTGTTTTTCAAGTATG